GCGGCTTCCACAATTTCCGCACACCGTAGGAGGGCAGGCGCAAACTCCATGGTATGCTTCACCATTCTCTTGATGTCTGCGCTTGTCATAGCTCCTCCTTAGACTCCTGCATCGTCTGTAATTTCCACCCACGCTCCGTAACCTGGATTCGTGGCGCTCATAAATCGCTGCACACGAACTGCGATCACGCCCGCAACGGTTCGCCCCACATGCCCAGTCACCCAGGTCTTATCTTCTATCTTGGACCGTAATCTCACTTCTGCCGCTGCCGTCGTGGCGAAGGCTGCCATACATCCTCCTTTGAGAGGCGGGGAATGTTCTACGTAGAACACCCCCCGCGCTCAGTCTTATACCGCTGGAATCACCCAGATGATGCCCGATATCTTGGCTCCGTTGGTCGGGGTGGCTCCACCCCACGTTGCCAACACAATCGTGTCACTGGTTGGTTCATAATTCTGCCCAGCGAACAACAGGCCGCTATTCTTTCCGGCTGATGTCACCGCCGTTGCCACCAAGTACCGAGTCGCGCTACCCGCATCGCCAAGCGCCAGCGTGGTAGACGTGCCCAATGCCTCGTTTGCCACGTCCAGCCCCACGACTTTCGAGTAGGCGGGAATGACGCAGAGATTGATCGTATCGCCGTTGGCATCTGATGCCACGGTATGATCGAACGGAAGCGGCACTGCACGCCCGCGCAGATCGCGAGCGTCGGTGATGTATTTGTTGACGTAGATATTTGCATACTGCACTGAGTTTGCATTTGCCATAGGTCCACTCCTTTACGCGAGTCGCGTTCCGACTCGGCCCATACACAATAGAATTAGTTCTCCAAGGCTCTCACTTCAACCACTGCACCTTCCCACACACGCACCGCACCCTTAATCATGGAGGTACGGATCTGCGTCGGGCGAGATTGCAGGTCTGGCCTCACGTCGAACTGGGTATTGATTTCCTTCCCAATCGACAACCCAAGCGCCAGTGGATGGAACACAATGCACTGACGATAGGACGGCACTGGCAACATGCGCTGCAAGAGCGTGGTCCCATCTTCAGCAATCACGTCAGCGATCTCGACCCAATTGAACCCTTCCCACTGGACGCCATCAATGGTGCCCTTGTCGTGGATACGGTTCTTGGTGAAGTCGCTCGAAGACGCCTGAGTGATGGCGAGAATGTCCCGCTTCTGCCCAGGCGAATAGATGAACACGGACCTCCCATCGTTCGGGACGCCCGCCTTCGATTGCAACTCTGAGGCTTGGATGATGCGATTCAAGTCCATCGCAGTCGCCGCACCGATCTGCCGACCTCCCGGCAACGCCACAGAGTCGGCTGTAATCGCGCCAGTTCCCGCTGTGACCGCCGCAGTCCCGGCAGAGCCGAGGGCCGCAGTGATGAGATGCAGATCCCCGCGCCGAGCCAGTCCAGCCACAATCGTCTGGGTGTAGCCGTTGGTCGGATTGACCATGCCGCGCAGGGTATTTTCGTCAGAGACCGCCACCGTGAAGTCAGATGACTGCAAGGTGACCGATCGACGTGAATGCGTGAGGTTCTGCAATACGGTTTGCGCGAACGGGGAAATGACATCGTTCGCAATCCCGTTGCCGAGCCGTTCGTGATAATCAATCGCCGCACTGACATCGTAGTGGATCATCATCGGATCGACGAGACCCGTCAGAAGCGATTTCATTTGCTGGAATGTGAGCCGAAGGGTATCGTGAAAACGATGGACCCAGGCCTGATCTGCGGTAACGGACATGAGGCACCTCCATGTGAAACCGTGAATACGGTACTGATCGCGGAAGGCTGCCCGGACACCCGGACCCTCCTATAGGCTTGCGTGCCTACAGGTTCGGCTACTTTCGTAGCACCCACCCGGACCTCACATGGAGGCTACCCAGGAATGATCGACTTATGACTTCTTCGCTTCCTTCTCCCGCTTCACTTCAGATCGCAACCGGTCTACCACTGATTGCGGCAACCCGACGATCCGACAAATATCCTCGTTGTTTCTTCCTTGCAGAATAAAGTTTTTCGCGTACTCGATCACCCTAGGATGATCGACGCGCAGCCCATTGTACTCCGCTGCCCCCATCACTTCAACCTCTGGATATGGCATACCGCCTCCTATTGATTCCCGTAGGCCTTACGGTACAACTCCTGTATATGCGCTTCCACCTTGGGATCTCGCTGCTTGAATCCTTGGTGCATCGGGTGAGTCGGGTCGTTATAAATCTTATTGACTTCATCGCGCACTTGATCGCCCGTCATCTCACCACCAGCATGAGGAATGCTATTGACGAAGCTGGAATCCTGCATGGCGATATGGGCAAAGCGCAACATGGGACCGAGAAACCCAGGATGATCGGCCAACCCAGTATCTTCAGCAAACTGTAGTTCCTCCGGCGTCTTGAAAATGGCTGGGATCATCCTCCGCGCCATCTCATACCGTTCGTCGTACTTCTCGCCGTGCTCGCTTTTCAAGGCCGCCATCGCCGTATCTTTATTGGTCTGAAGGGTCTTCGCCTGCCCTCCCAAGGCTTCCATGTAGAGCGGCATGAGGTCCGCAAGCGCGGCCTTCGGGACGCCGTGTTTATGCAGCGCGGTCGCAAATTTATTAGATAATTCGTCCGACCACTGCAATTCTTTCGGCAATCCCTCCGGCTTGAGCAGTCCATATTCCTTCGGGTCGGCAGGTGGAGCGGTAAACACACCCGCCTCGTAGAGCTTCTGCTTGAGTGCGGCGACATCTTCCGGCTTGGCGTCCTTGCCAGGGATGTTGATCGCAGACCCTAACCGCTTCGACAGATGGGCGTAGCCCTTGATGAGGCCAGGCACATCTTTTTCTGAGGCTTTCTCAGCCCAGCCTGATACGACAGGATCAGCTCGTAGATCATCGTTCATGGCCGTGCGCCAGTCGGCTGGAGCGGCTTGGGGAGCCGGTGTCCCGTTCTGCGTGCCTGGGTCTATGACTGCTGCATCTGCCATGATTCCTCCTGTTTCGTCTCATACTTGCCAGGCTCGCCCGCCTGGTCAATCGCTTCAAGAATCCGTTGCACAAACTTGCGCTGCCCGTTATGTTCCGCTAAGGCCTGCGGGTCGTTGATCGGGCAGGTTTGACAATAGATTTCGTCAAGCCAATCCTGTAAGACCAACCGCCCTTCTGCCGTACTGAACGTGAGCAGGTAGGCCCGCGCCAATTCAGGACGTGGATCCTTGCGCCACTTACTCTCTAACCATTCAGTAAAGCGGGTCACCGACTGCGCCCTCCTTGCAAGGCCGCCAGCATAGGCGCGGCGTGTCCGGCCGCTTCCGCCATTTGCCCTGCCTGTGCGAGCGCCTGTTCCTGCGCCATCTGTGCTTCACGTTCTGCGCGAGTCGCCTTCACTTGTTCGCGGCTATTGGTGACACGAGCCGACACGCCACGAGTGCGAAGGATCATCTGCATCACTTCATCTGCGCCAAGCCAATCGGTGAGCTGCGGATAGATCGGGAGCCACGGCGCAATGTCCTGTGCGACCAAGCCGAGTGCGTCTACATCGGTGGAACGCTGCGCCCGCTCTAACGGATTCTCAAACACGATGTCATACTCCGCGCCCTGCTCAAAGAATTGCCGGGGTGGATCGGGGAACGCCCGCGCTTCAAACATCTGCACGAATTTAATGTGCCAGATACGCTCTAGAAACTCCTTACGGAGTCTCCCGTAGATTGGGCCGACGACGCGAAAGAGCAGCTCCATCTTCTTCGCAAACTCAAACGCCGTCATCTCCGATTTGTTCACTTCCATCAACATGAGGATCTGATCGACAAAGTACATTTGCCGGATCGACTTGCGCAACTCCTCTTCCTTGATGGCCGTCACTTCGGGATGCGACCCCGTTTGAAACGCTTGAATGCTGTCGCTGATCGGGAGGCCGTGCGTGTTGATCGAGGTCGGCCCGCCCGGCGTCAGGCGCAACGTGCCGATCACAGAATCGTGACGATGCAGAATGGGCGGGCGGGTTTTCAGCGCCAGGTCTTCAAGGCTCATGCGCTTGATGGTTTGAAGGGTCCAGGTATCGGGATACGCGAGATGCCCGCGTCCACGGCCCAGGAACTCGCCAGGGGTCCGCATGAGGCGTGGAATCACCGCAGGAAATTCAGAATAGCCGGATTCGTGGATGAGAGATTTAGATTCCGTCTCAATCCAGCACGAGGCATAGGGCATCTTGCGCGCGCCTGCCGCGTAGCGCATGTCCTCGCCGCTCCGTGGGTAGACGGCATGAAGAATGGTAAACTTCTCGTCCGGCTTGCCTTCGGTAATGGCCCGCTGGACTTTCCCGGGGAGCGTGCTTTCCGGCCATCGCTTACGGATCTGGTCGGCGGTCATGGACTTTTCGTACATGAGCGTGTCGGCTAAGCCATCAGGCCCATCGGCTCCGACGAACCGACCCGTCATAATCGTTTCATAGCGGGACCCGCGCCAGCCACCCTGAGAGGTGGCAGAAAATGGCAACTCGTCCGACACCATGCAGCCCGTCCCGAAGTTCCCCCAGTCCACCAGCATCTCCGGCGCTTCGCCGTAGAACATACTGTTGGAAAAATCGGTCAGCACCCTGTCGCGGGCTTCCTCGAACCACTCCTGCATCTCATCGTCTTGCAGATCCTTGCCGCGCATCCCGCCCCATTGCTGTGAGGGGTTGATGGTGTAGGACGCAATGAAGTTGGCGAAGAGTTCACCGGCTGCCGTGGCCGTGGAATCGAACGTGGTCCGGTTCTGTCGCTGGCCTGGACTCCGCTTGCTGATGATCCCGGAGCGGGTGGGGGCCATAAACTCCGTCATCTCTTCACAATGCTTCCAGTGCGTCGAGGCCTCGGACTTCAAGGCGTCGTGGCGTTTACACGTCGCTTTGGCGTCAGTACTCATGAGCCGTAGGTGTCCTTCAAGGTCGGTGCACCATCCGGCATCATTTGGGATAGAATGGTGCTACGGAGACCACGCGCCTTTGAGCGCCGTTGCGCCGTTTCCTGTTGCACCTGCTGCACCGCGTTCGTTTGCGTCGAAGGGGCCGGTGGCGCTTCAGGAGGCGAGGGGGCCGTCATGGAACGGCCTAAGGCTTTCACGACTCCACCCATAGTACCCTCCTTAGAAAATCGTCGTCTCGACGTGGATTGACTGATCGAGCGAAAACTGTGTCTCTACCTTCATCGGTCCTGGGGGCTGCGCGTCACTCGTCAGGCCCCACAGCCAATAGATATAGGCGTCGCCGTAATCCTCCCACGGATGGTTCGGCTTCTTCGGGAGTTCACGACGGACTTGGCCTTGTCGATCGATCGGATAATGCCAACGACCGGAGAGGGCGCGGATGAGTCCCACCGCATCGACGGGATCGATCTGGACGCTGACTTCGCCCGGTTTGACGGTATGATGAAAACTGGAAATAAGGGTATGTTTGCGGGATTCCCAATTGATGGGACCAGGGAACCAGAGACCCGGCAGTTTCTTTTCCACCACCGTAATGGGGTCCCGTTCAATGTCGGATTGCTCCCCCGTCTGTCCAGCGATATCGTAGCAGCCACACACCATGCCGGGATTGCGGAGCACCCAATGGGCGTGGGAGACCAACCACGGGAGGACTTCATTGTCAAGGAGTTGCGCGACACCACCATGCTCCAAGGTGAACGCCGCATAAATTCTGCGGTAGCCCTTGACATATTGCCCGATCACCATCGAGGGTGTCAAGCCAAAGTCCAGCCCGAACAACATCGGCTCGCCAGGGAACGGATGGAGCCGCGTCTTCGACACATGCGTATCCATCGAAAATCCTTCCGCCACCTGTGGCCCCAACATGATCGAGCCTGGCTGACCGGAGACCAACCGCCGCAACAAGTCAGGCCGATCACGCAGCGCGTGCTTCCACTCGTCACGCTGTAACTGGCCGGCACGTTCACCGGGAGGAATCCTGAACCACAGACGGGAATGGTCTTCAATCGTCCGGCCGGTAATCTGCTTCGCAAACGTGCGATAGTAGGACTCGCGGAGCGCAGGATCTTCCGGTAACTCCGGCAACGCATCACTACTCGGCTTGAACCGCTGCCACGTCCAATGGTCCTCGTCTGGATAGTTCAACGTCATGACCGCCACCCGCGCATGGGTCGGCACCCGCTGCGAGGTCATCGCCATGCCCCAGGCCGACACGTCCACCCCCGTACTCACCCCCATCATCGCGGTCGGCGCAGGCTCC